ATTTAACCAACAAATCATTGGTGAAAAGTGAAGATAGACCACGTAACCCATTCAAGTTGCCAAAGTCATATGCCAAAGGTCGCACGTATATTGATATAATGTGCAAAAAGCTTTTAATCCTATCTGATATTCACATTCCCTACCACGACATTGATGCAATATCAGTAGCAATTCAAACGGGATTAGATGAAGGAGTTGATACAGTTGTATTGAATGGTGATGCACTTGACTGCCACATGATCAGTGACTTTGTGAAAGACCCAAAGAAGCGCAAGTTCAAAGACGAATTGTATGCGATGCGTACTTTCATTTCTGAATTGAGACAAACATTCCCGAAAGCGGAAATCATTTATAAGGAAGGAAACCACGAAGAACGCTACTGGCGTTATATGCGTGTCAAAGCTCCAGAACTATTCGACATTGATGCCTTTGATTTTGCATCACTTTGCCATCTTGATAAGAATAATGTCCAATGGATAGAAGGTAAAAATAAATTGAATGTGGGAGGTCTATCAATCTTTCACGGTCACGAATTTGGAAAGCAATTTATACCATCAGTTAACGTGGCACGTGGGTTGTTTCTTAAGACAAAAGCGAATGCGATGTGTGGACACCATCACCAAACAGCAGAACACACGGAGCGTGATGTAAATGGAAAGGTGATAACGTGTTGGGGTGTGGGTTGCTTATCTGAATTGTCACCTGATTACAATCCATATAGTAAATACAATCACGGATTTGCAATAATAACAAGGGGCAATGGAAAAGAATTTCACGTTAAGAACTATCGTATTAATCAAGGCAATATCTATTAGCATTGGCATTGCCATTGGTGTATTGATTTGCAGACCTAAACCAAGTAGGGTACAAATTGTAACCAGTTCAGATACGATTACGAAATATCAAATGCGAATTGATACGTTAACGATTGAACGCACTAAACTCAAAACGATTTATGAAAAGGACATTGATACTATTTATCTGCTTGATAGCGTTGCCATTGATAGCGCATACTCAGAAGCTATCCAAAGACTCATTGAACTCGAAGGGGCTGGATTCTTTGAGCATTGAACGCAGGTTAGTTGTACTTGGTGTGAGGTCATTGGATTACTATATTGATCTAAATGAAAATCAACGTATGACTATTGATACATACGCTCAACTAAATGCATTTAATGTGCGATTTATTGCACAATTAGAGGGAATAAATAAGGGATTAAGTGAGGAATTAAATGAGGAATTAAGGGCAAAAAAAAAGTGGCGCAATGCCACTCTTTTAATATCAGGTGCTAATGTCATTTTTTTGACATCATTCGTTTTAAGTAGATAGCAAAATCCAAAGCTTCTTCGTATGCGTGCTGCATCCATTCACGCTCTGATAAATTCGCTTTATCTACTGTTGTGCCGTACTTCATTCGTCCCATTTTTTCTCGGGATATTAGATCGGTAATTACTTCTTTATAGACATCACTTTGGCAGTTGTCAAAATCGTGTGTTATATTCATTGCTCAATTATTTTTTTTAAGTTAGGTGTAAAATAGTTTTCTCCCTTTAATACCTTTCCATCCTCTCGGTAAATGGGTTTATTGAACCTATCCAATTTGCTCATATTACTTGCGTGAACTTCGTCAAACATCGCTTCAAGTTTGTCATCAATTCCAAGATGGATAGCATACCCGAAAAGCAAATACATTTGGTCAATTATTGCATCAGATAACTCAATGAGGTCATCAGCGTTTTTCATCTCATCTAATTCTTCTTGAATTAATCTTTCGTGCAACATACAATCCTGCATTGTCTTGCATCCATCCATAGGTAGATTAAATCTTTGGCGAAATTCTCGCACCTGGTCAATTTGTTTTTTCATCTTAATACTCTTTTTAATACGCTAAATTTTGAATTAAATTCTTCTTTGGTAAACTTACCTTTTGAATAATCAAAGAACCAACCTTCGCCATATTTTGACCATTTTAAGTAGTTGCAAATTCTGCAACATTTAACCCTTTTGTGATCACTTGGTCTTTGATATTTCATCTTGTCCCTTGAAAAAAAGAACAAAGGAAATTTACGATTACAACTAAAGCACTTCTTTCTCATCAATTACCTCCACTTTTTCAGATTCTTCTTTTGCGTTCTGAATCAATTTAGTCAATTCAGGTAGCATCCAATATCCGTAAGTTGCCATCTCATAAGTGAAATCATCCAACTGCCGAGTAATATCAGGTAGTATAGCACCGTCAACATTCCAAAGTTCCGTTATTGTCTTTCCGTGTTCACGTTGGATGGACTCATTGAGGCGTTTCATCAGCATTTTCGTTTGATGGTTGTAAAACCATTTGACGGTCTCACATTCATCCGCTGCATAGAGCGAAGCCTGCAACCACATTAGTAAGTTAAGCACCTTTAATTTTTCGTGGTCTTCAATTGTAATTTTATTTTTCATTTCTTTGGTAGGTTTCTTTATAGTAAGCATCAGCAGGAAAAGTGAATTGAGCCATACCTTCATTGTAGGCCTCTTCAATTTGGTCACGTTCAAACTTCAATGCCCAGTGCATAAGTTCATCAATGTGCTTTTCAAATTCCTCTAATGTGATTTGATTTTCTTTTAATCGGTACAAGCTAAAGTTCACTTCGTTAGCATACCATTGAACTGTTGTGTTTTTCATATTGTGTTTTTTTAGTTGTTTCAAATATAAATAAATTTCTACGCAAACGCATATTTTCCGAAATTCTTTTTTAATTCGTAGAACGCACGCATCATTATAGCATCTGCAAAGTCGGGAGATATTCCGTGTCTTTTTTTCAAGTCTTCTTTGTTGGTCACTCGCAGTTTGCCATCACTATCTAACTTTTCACGTCTTATCATTTCCAATTCTTTAACGATTGTGTCCTTGTGCGTTGACTCAAATGTTATCAAATTATTTGTAATGAGTTCGCCAAGCTTGAAGTAACAATCACTTTTAAGATTCATATAGTTTTCACGCACCGATTTTGATCCGTTAAGAAACCCCTTGCATTTAAGATAGTCAACTGCACCACCACCTATCCCATCTTCATCACAGAGGACATTTGATAGCTTCACTCCGTGTGATTTTACAAGTTGGTTAATGGTATCAACTACCTCATTGATAGGTTTGTGTTTTAGCACAACAAATGTTTCAGCGTGTAACCCATTCCACACCACAATGACTGTTCTATCATCACCCATCCGTGCAATATCCGCAGTTATGAATTTGTCAGCTAATGAATTTGCAGGTGTACGGAAACATCTTAACAAATCATCGTATTCGTATAGGCGGTCTTTCGTCTCATCGTAATCCCAATCCCCTTCCAAAAGTCTTTTTCTATCCACTTCAGGCAGTAATAAAAGTGATTCGAGATAGACTGGAGACACGTGCGGATTGTCAGTTGGCAAAGCTTGGATGAATTCCCTATCTGACCTAATTAGTCCACTACGTTTGGCATCAAAGAATTCACGATATAGCCATCCTTTGTGTGGGTTGCAAGTCAATAGTCCTTTGGGTTTGTCATTAATTAGCTTATAACGTACACGTGAGGCCAATATGTTAACACATTTTTCACTCACCTCCCCTGCCTCATCTACAAAATAATCAGTTAATTCAATTGAACCAAACCTCTGAAACTCGGGATCTGATGGAGTATCTGCCAAGTCCATCAAGATAGTCTGACTTCCATTGTACCAACTTATCACATGGTCTTGTCCATTGTACGTGTAATGTTTTCCTGCTATCAGATTGTGATGAGCGCACAATTCAAAGAATGTTTGCATTGTACTTAATCGCAACTTTTTTAATTCAGCACGGCCAATGAGGCCACGTGTACCTGGATACTTCAACCTTCTTTTTATTTGCCAATCGCATCCGAGAAACGACTTCCCTCCACCAACACCTCCGCCATATAACACCTGCTTGATGTCGCTATCAATGGCCAATGCGTTGAGAGCTGCTATTTGCTTTTCGTGAAATTCAATTTTCATTTACATTCAATTTACCCATTGTGTTGCCATTGCTTTGGCAATTCCTGGAAATGTTTTTGAGCGTTCTTTACTTCTTTCTTCTGCTGTTTTATACCATTTATTAGATGTTCTACTAAATCTTTTACTTACACCTTCTGCATTTGTAAAAATTGTAAAGTGTGGTTTTACAAAAGACACTTCATTATTAAACAAATCAATTTGTTTAGTATAAAACAATTTTGGCAAATTCTTTAACCATAAACAAGTTGCTTTGCTTGTGTCATCACCAAAATAATAAGGGTGAATTATTTGATCGGGTTTTCTATAAATTTTGGACATTATACCTATTGGATTTTCAATGGCTATTTTTTCAATTGGTGCGTTTACAATTTTCATAAAAAAATCAATACCTTCTTTTTGCCTTCCATCTTTTCGCTTTTGCTCAAACCAGGCAGCACCACTTACCGCCAAATGAGTACAAGGTGGAAAAGCTATCATCATTTGCCAATTTTCATTTAATTGTTCCAATACATCTCCTTGTATATGCCATTCTGGATGTCCACCACTACACGGCAACAAATCACAACTATACGCTTCGTGTCCCAATTTACGCAGTTCAATTGTTACCGCTTGACTTTCTTCACAAGCTACCAATATTCTCATAACACCTCCTTTGCCTTTTGTTGTAAGATATGACTATCCATAATGTCTGCATATACGAGCCTCGAAAGTTCCGCCTGATAATCTTCTTTGATTCTATCCTTTGCCATCTTATCAAGTCGCTTAAATTTGTAGTCACTCATTTGATTTGCATCAAGTGTCTTTTTGTATGCCATAAATTGCCATCTCTTCCACTCGTCATCACTCCAAGTGGCATCCGTGTAAGCACCCAACTCATATAACTTGCGAAGCTTCATTGGTGCAAGCATCAGCACGTAATCACGTTTGTTTTCTTTCCACATTTGGACATCTTCAGTGAACATTTGTAACCAATCAACTGGAGTGGATTCATCTACTGAAGGTGCAGGAATAGATAGCTTTTGTTTCTTTTTGTCAATGGCTAAATTCATCTTCATTTTATATTCCGAGTATTGCTTTAATACATCAGATAAGAACGCAACCGACATTAACCCAAAGCATTCGACACGTGGCCAATCTTGACCAACTGCATTGAGTTGGAAGGCTAATGCCAGTTCACCAATTGTAACATATCTATAATGCCCTTGAATCACTCCATACAATAGATTCGTTTCTTCGTCTGAAGGTAAGGTCTTGATTCCGTATAGAACGATTCCATAACTCAAAGTCTGCTTAAAAATTGAGAGTGTGCAATCTCCAAGATTTATTTGTTCTTGCGCTTGGAGATATGCCTTTTCGTTATGCGTCAAGCCATTGTTGTAGGCTTGTCCGTTGTACTCTGCCAATTGTGTCATTGTGATTATTTTTAGTTACAAATTTAGTTAAGTCCCAAGCTGACCTCATCGCAGCTTTCCAGTCCTTCATCTTATTTTTGCCGTACTTCCAACCAGTGTTAGTATAGTGACTGATAAATACATCAGCGAAATTGAGCGCATCCTCTGAAGTTGCGTTTGGCATTTTCTCAAGGAAGTGGTCTGCGACTTCCTCAAGAGATGGCACAATGAAATGCGAGCCTGCTAATTTTTTCGGGAGTAGTTCCTCCAGTCTTTTTATCCTCTCTTCCAAGGATTGAACCTTTGAGAGTAAAATAAGGTTGTCCATATTCTAATAGTTTTTTAGTTTGTTTGCAATTATACCCATATTTCTCCAATGTCTCAAAAAATTGATTCGCATTGAATTGATACTCACCATCAGTTCCATACAACTCGCAAAACTTTCTAGTGCAATGAATAGCCGTTGCGTGGTCTTGATCAAATTGTTGTGCGATTCTTTGCCAAGTTAAATTACCATCAGCTAAAAAAAGGAAGGTGATAAACATACCACGTGCATCAACTATGTTTCTTTTGCGGGATTTTTCGTGGATATCTTCAGGACTTACTCCATACACCTCTTCGCAACATTGGTAAAGGATGTCGTTAAGCGTTTTTTGGCTATCAAATTTCTCAACCAACTCATCTAAATTTTCGATTAGTTCGGGGATTAGTTCGGAGTTTAACAATTCACGCAAATTTCTGAATTGACTTTTGCTTTGCACTCGCATATTGTCAATGACTTTCAATAATAAATCATTCATTGCAGTAAATTGAAGGTTCGTGTTCGTTTTCATTTTCAGCAACTGCCAATTCAATCAATTCGCATTTGTCCACGTTGATAAGCTTGGATAGTTTCTCAATGTGATGTATTGACATTGTCAGCGGATAGCTTTCGTATTTCCTGCCAGTTGGCCAAGTCACTTCCATTGCCCTTGCAAATTCCTGCGTATTGGCGAAATGGGTTTTAATTAGTGTTCTAAATTTCATATTAGTTTCGTTTTGAAAATTCATTCAATATATCTTTCATAAAAAAACAATTATCTCTAACTCCAGATTGTTGTTCAGAAGATGATTCTCTATCTGACATATTCCAATTATCTATTTGATTATTAATTTCATTAACAACAAATTTTGATGTGTGACCTTTGTATTCAATTGCAATATTTTTTAATGCAAGTACAAATTCATTGATACTATCGATTTCCATAATGTTTTCTTAAATAGTTAAATAATTCTTTCGGGTCATCAAAGGTGATAACCCCCCTTAAAAAGGGAGGTCATCAGCGTTATTCATTTTGCCATCTTGGATAGCATCCTTGTACGGATTTTCGCCTGTGGTCAAATAGATTTCAAAAGCCTGAGCAGTAGCGCATATCATACCAATCTGTTGGTTGATTGGTTGACCTTCGCCTTTGTGCAAGTCAACTGCTGCCTTCAATGCCACAGCACGTGCGATATCTGCTTTATCTTCTGGAGACTTACCAAAAGACTTTCCACCACCTCCACCATTCCACGCAGGTCTTTCTTCCTTTGCCCATTTGATGTTCCAGTACTTACCGTTCTGCGTGTATTCGTAGTTTTTCTCATCGCCTACTTTCCACGTAGGTACCTGAGTCTTAGCGAAGCAACCGCCTACATCTCCGTTTTCCATTTCGACCTCGAATTTGA